ATATGTATTCAGAAAGTATGGAATTAGTCCAGCTATTTGAATCAGCAACAATCAAACTACCTATGACTGTTGATGGTTTGAAAGTATGCAGGATGTTGCCTGATCATGTGCGGACTAACGTCACGCTTGTGTTTAATGCTGCTCAAGCATTGCTAGTAGCAGAGGCTGGTGCAACCTACGTATCACCCTTTGTTGGTCGTATTGATGACCAAGGTTATGCAGGGCTTGAGGTAGTTAGAAGTATTTGTGAGTTGTACAAAAGGCAGAACCTAGACACTCAGGTGTTAGCTGCTTCTATTCGTTCACCACATCGTGTTGTCCGTTCTTTCTACAACGGTGCTGACGTTGTGACCATGCCACCTAATGTATTTTGGCAAATGTATAACCATGTGTTGACCGATCAAGGTCTACAAATATTTGAGAAAGCCTATGCAGCTATTGGTTGACGCAGACTTTATTGTTTATAAGTCCTGTGCGGCCGCTGAAACAGAAATAGATTGGGGTGATGACGTCATCCTAGTCACCAGCAAATTTAGCGAAGCCTACAAAAATGTTCTAAAAGAACTACATAGAATCAGAAACGTGTTCATGTGGGATACACCTGAACTACTGTTATTCTTCAGTGACTCAAAGAATTTTAGGAAGAAAATTTATCCTAGTTATAAAGGTCATCGAAATCGTAAGAAGCCGTGTGGTTACCGTCGAGTTATTGAAGAACTAAAAAATGAATACAAAGTTATTAGGATGGATGAGTTGGAAGCAGACGATGCAATGGGCATCTATGCTACAACTTTTCCTGGTAACATTATTGTCAGTCCAGATAAAGACATGCGTCAGATTCCTGGACGTGTCTATAACTTAGACGAAACGATTCACGTCACACCTGAAGAAGGAGCTAAGTGGCATCTGATCCAGACATTAGCTGGTGACCAAACAGATGGTTACAGCGGTGTACCTGGCATTGGTGTGAAACGTGCAGTGGCTTTGTTTGAGGAGGATGGTTACAGCTGGGACACAGTTGTTAAAGCCTTCGCAAGTAAAGATCTAGATGAAGATGCTGCATTAATGAACGCACGTCTAGCTCGCATACTTACCTGTGAAGACTATGACTCAAACAACCAATCAATCATTCCATGGACCCCCACCACCGGTTATCGAATTGACACTGGAGCAGCAGTTCAAGCTAAGGAAGATTGATGACTACCTAGCTATGGCTAGTAAAGATGACATCGTTACTGTCTTTGTAGCTTTACAAAGGCAGAACTTTGCCCTTGCAAACACTGTTAGTAATTTAGTTAAACAATGGCCGATTCACCCAGGCACTACACCCGAGGTCAAATAGAAGTCTGGGACTTCATACGAGACCAAGGTCTTAATTACTTTAGAGGCAATGCTATTAAATATATTTGCAGAGCCGGTTTCAAAAGTATTCAAACAGAGGTTGAAGACCTTAAAAAGGCTATCCATTATCTTGAAAATGAACTCCACCACATCAATACCCTCTACGAGGATGAGCCTGAGCGATCAAGCTCTGCAGTTCCGTACAGCGTATGGGATCCAGAACAGCATGGCGAACCGGACTATGCAACTGGATTTGATCGCTGAAGAGTACCTTGAATTTAGGCACTCAATGCGAGAAGGCTTTGAACAAGAGCTGAAAGAATTATCAGATCTTGTTTATGTCTGCTTTCAATACGCAGAGAACATGGGCTGGGATCTAGAGGAAGCACTAGATCGTGTCCATAAATCAAACATGTCCAAGCTTGGTTTGGACGGTAAGCCTATCCGTCGTGCGGATGGCAAAGTCCTAAAAGGACAAAATTATCAACCACCTAATCTTGACGACTTAGTACATGCCTAATGTTATTGCTAGAACTGGACGTGTCCAATCATGGATTGACGATCCAGCTGGACGCTTACCCGTGTCGTGCACGGTATTTGTAGTTGAAGACTCAATGGAAGGTCCCAATGGGATCGAAGCAAGCTGGAGATTTGCCAGCCATGCCCTCCGAAATGGAGCAGGAGTTGCAATCCACCTCAGTAAACTCCGACCCAAAGGACATGATAATGGCGAAGGGCTTGTTGCCTCTGGTCCTGTGTCATTCGGGAAGATTTATTCAACTATGAATGAGATTCTTCGACGGGGTGGGCGTTATAAAAATGGTGCGATTGTCTTGCACCTTGACGCTAACCATGCTGACATCGAAGAATTTATTAATACACCACGTGAACAACTGCCATGGGTAAAACGTTGTGTTGATATGACACCTGAGTGGTGGGAGGACATGGACATCATCACACGTAACAAGCTTCTAGTAGCTATGAGACGTGGTGATGTGTGGCTCAACAAAGTTAAATACGACAATGAAGGAGAACGTATTTATGGCAACGTCTGCCTTGAAGTTTACCTGCGATCACGCGGAACGTGCTTGTTGCAACATATCAACCTCAGTGCGTGTGAATTCGACACAATCTATCCCGCTTTCGTTCAAGGTATGCAGGAGCTGTGTGGCCTCCACGCTCGTACTGGCGTCGGAAATAGCGGAGAATACCTCAAGCCTGAAACAGACCGACAGGTCGGACTGGGGATGCTGGGACTTGCCGGACTACTCCGACGATATGGAATCAGCTACAAGCAATTTGGAGCTGCCTTAGAGCAGTACAACACTGGTGATATAAAATATTCACCTGCATATGAATTAGCAAGAACACTTGGTGAAAGCATTAAGGGGGCGGCTACAGTTGCCCGTGCACACAATATGGTCAGAGCGTTTGCAATCGCTCCTACAGCGTCTTGTAGCTACCGCTCAAAGGGTCTTGATGGTTTTACATCAACCCCAGAAATTGCACCACCTATTGCTCGCACTGTAGATAGAGATAG